TACTAATGTAGGATTAAAATTACAAAGTTGTCGTGAAAGTATTTTTGAAGACATACTTATTACAGGTATATGGACAAGCGGTGCAACTCACCTTGCTGATCAAATAGGTATTAGAATGTCATGTTTAAGTACGGCAGTTAATACAATAAGAAATACGTTTAGGAATGTACAAATTCAAGGATTTGCAAGAGCTGTTGAATCTGATTATGATATAGAAAATAACTTATGGGACAAATGTATATTTGAAACATTAGGATATGGATTTGTGCTTGGTGAAAATACAGTAATAAACAACCCAGGGATGGCTGATGGTCCAATACATAACGTTATTCAAAATAGCAAATTCCAAGATATTGATAGAAGTGCTATTTGGATACACACAGGTAATTATAATACTAGTGATAATAACGTTTATGTTGATGTAGGTAACGATGGTGGTACAGAAGCCGCGGCTCTTTATGCAGTAATTGAATTTTCTGAAGGTACGGCCTTAAGTAATGTTTCAGCAGGTGACTTCTTTAGCAGAACACAGCAGTTAGCATTTGATCAATCATTAATAACTCACCCATATATTCCTGAAGTTAAAGGGCCTGCAATTTATGACATGGAATTTTCTTACAGATTTAATGTTGTTCAACAAACATCATATGTTAGAGTACTAAAAGCACCAGGTGATACCGATCGAACAGTATATATTGATTACCTTTATCGTTCATCACAGGTAGATGCTATTAGACAAGGAACATTAGAAATTTTAATTAACAGATCATTAGGTACAGCTATCTTAACTGATGATCACTCGTATATAGGTAGTTCACTTTATGAACCCAATATCAGCTTTAGAGCAGTTGTTACTGATGAAAGTGGCGACACACTAGTTGACACAATAGTCATTGAGATGCAAAACTTAACTAGTGCTGATACAGGTACACTTTTATTTAAGGTAAAGTATAAGTCATAGTGTTATATGAAGATTATGATATTAAGTTAAAGCACTGGAAAGCAGTTAGATCCAGGCTTGAAATAAGTAGTAATCCTTTCAAAGATGTAATTAACTATTACAACACCAAGAAACGGTGTAAATTAAGTACTAACCCATGGGATCAAACTAGTTGGCCTACACCATGGGAGCTATTGGACGTTAATAAGTACTGTGATTTTACATTAACACTCGCAAGTTGTTACACGCTACAGTTAACCGATAAGTTTAAAGATTGTAAATTTGAGATACATATCAGTATAGACAATGTAAATGAAGAATTATTATACCCATTATACGTCGACGATAAAATATTGTGCTATAATTATGACGGGGTTGTTCAAAATAGCGACTTACCCACTACAATTATTTCACAACGAATTTACAAGATGCCACGGTTACAATAAATACAATATCATTTACAAATAATTAAACGTAAGCGTAACAAGGAGTAAATTCATAATGTCAAACGGCGTCGGTATACACATACGGAAAAGAGACGGCAGACTAGTACCATTAAATATTAATAAAATTCATTTTGTAGTAGAAGAAGCAGTAGAAAACCTTGCTAATGTAAGTGCTTCCCAAATTGAGATGAACGCCAACATACAATTCTACGATGGAATGAGTACAGCAGAAATTCAAGAAATTTTAATTAAGTCAGCAAACGATCTAATTACCTTAGACATACCAAATTATCAATTCGCCGCGGCAAGATTATTACTCTATCCAATTTATAAAGAAGCATTTGGTCATTTTAAACCAATTACGTTACAAGAAATGATTAATAAAAATATTGAACGTAAAGTATACGATAAAAGTATACTGGAAAAATATTCTGTTGATGAAATTAAAATACTTGACAAGTATATTAAACATTCTCGAGATGAAAATTTTACTTACGCAGGCTTAAGACAAATTGTAGACAAGTATCTTTGTCAAGATAGAAGTAATGGAGAAATTTTTGAGTCTCCACAATTTATGTACATGATGATAGCGGCAACTTTATTTGCTGAGTATCCAGAAAAGAATCGTTTAAATTACGTAAGGAGATACTATGATGCGACCTCACTTTTTAAAATCAATATCCCAACGCCAGTCATGGCCGGCGTCCGTACACCTGTTCGGCAATTTGCTTCGTGTGTCCTTGTTGATAGTGACGATACCCTTGATAGCATTTTCGCTAGTGATATGTCGATTGGTAGATATACTGCACAAAGAGCCGGCATAGGAATCAACGCAGGCAGAATAAGAGCAATTAACTCTAAAATACGGGGCGGCGAAGTTGCACACACAGGAGTGATTCCTTTTCTAAAAAAATTCGAATCAACTGTAAGATGCTGTACTCAAAATGGAGTACGTGGAGGTAGTGCTACAACGCACTTCCCTATTTGGCATTACGAAATTGAAGATATTTTAGTATTAAAAAATAACAAAGGAACTGAAGATAATAGAGTTCGTAAATTAGATTATTCAATTCAAATTAATAAACTAATGTATGAACGATTACTTAAAGGAGAAAATATTACATTATTTTCACCACACGAAGTACCAGACTTATATGAAGCATTTTTTAGTGACCAAGATTTATTTCAAGAACTTTATGAAAAGTATGAAAGAAAGACTTCACTTCGAAAACATAAAATTCCTGCAATGAATCTTTTTTCATCTCTAATTAAAGAACGTGCAGAAACAGGACGCATTTATATAATGAATGTTGATCATTGTAATACTCACAGTTCTTTTAAAGATACTGTTTATATGAGTAACCTATGTCAAGAAATTACATTACCTACAAAGCCATTACAACACATTGACGATCCTAATGGTGAAATAGCATTATGCATATTATCTGCAATTAATGTAGGAAAGATTAATCAACTAGAAGAACTAGAAAACTTATGCGAATTAGCTGTTAGATCATTAGATGAAATTATAGACTATCAACGCTACCCTGTAAAAGCGGCTGAAATAAGCACGAAAGCACGTAGATCTTTAGGTGTTGGCTATATAGGATTAGCACATTACCTAGCAAAGAATCAAGTAAAATATTCTGATAAAAAAGCATTAACAAAAGTACACGAATTAACAGAAGCATTTCAATATTATCTATTGTCTGCGTCTAATAAGTTAGCAATCGAAAAAGGTCAGTGTGAATACTTTGACCGTACTAAATACGCAGAAGGACTACTGCCCATCGATCATTACAAAAAAGATCTTGATGAAGTATGCAGTATTACATTAAAATATGATTGGGATAGTTTACGCAGAGATATTAAGAAGCACGGCCTACGGCATTCCACTTTGTCCGCACAAATGCCATCAGAAAGCAGTTCCATTGTGTCGAATGCAACAAATGGAATCGAACCACCTCGCGGATACTTGTCCATTAAGAAATCAAAAAAAGGGCCTCTTAAGCAAATTGTTCCGCAGTATCAATTATTAAAAAATCAGTATACTCTATTATGGGATATGCCAAGTAACGAAGGTTACATTAATATTGTTGCCATAATGCAGAAGTTCTTTGATCAAGCTATTAGTGGTAACTGGAGTTACAATCCAACGCACTTTGATAACAACGAAGTACCAATGAGTGTAATGATCCAAGATATGCTAATGACGTATAAGCTAGGGTGGAAAACATCTTATTATCAAAATACATACGACCTGAAAGTTGACGTAACAGATACTCCAGAAGAAGTAGAAGTAACATCAGAAAGCACACCTAACTCATACGAACCAGAGACTCCAAAAAAGATAGAAGAAGAAGATTGTGAAAGTTGTGTTATATAAACACAACATAATGAATTAACAGATTATAATGACAAAGACAGTATTTAATAAAGACAAGGTAGATTTCACTAAACAAAATATGTTTTTTGGAAAAGACCAAAACACACAAAGATATGATGTATTTAGATTTCCAGAGTTTGATAAACTTAATCAAACAATGCTGGGTTACTTTTGGCGACCTGAAGAAGTAAGTTTACAAAAGGATCGTTCAGACTATGCAAATTTTAGACCTGAACAAAAACATATCTTTACTGCTAATTTAAAATACCAAACACTATTGGATAGCGTACAAGGTCGAGGACCAGCGTTAGCTTTCTTACCTTATGTATCATTACCTGAACTTGAAGGTTGTATTGTTACTTGGGACTTTTTTGAAACAATCCATTCACGTTCTTATACACACATTATGAAAAATGTATATGCAAATCCGTCAGAAGTATTAGATACAATTTTAGATGACAAAGAAATTTTAAAACGTGCAGAAACAGTTACTAAACATTATGATAATTTTACTACAGTTGCTAACAAGTATTTTCATAATAAAAAAGGTACAATGCGTGATGTCAAAAAGAAAATGTTTCTTGCAATGATGAATGTTAATATCTTAGAAGGTTTACGTTTTTATGTATCTTTTGCTTGTACGTTTGCATTTGGTGAATTAAAAATGATGGAAGGTTCTGCTAAGATTATTTCATTAATTGCTAGAGACGAAGCAACACATTTAAATCTTACAAGCCATGTTCTTAAACATTGGATGAAGGGTGAAGATGATCCTGAAATGAAAAAGATTGCTAAAGAATGTGAAGCTGACGTTTATGAAATGTGGAAAAATTGTGTAGAAGAAGAAAAGGCTTGGACTAACTATCTATTTAAAGATGGATCTATTATTGGATTAAACGAAAGCCTATTACACGCTTACGTTGAATATATTGCTAACCGTAGACTAAAAGCCTTAGGCTACGAAACATTATTCTCTGATCGGCCACTGAATACAAATCCACTACCTTGGACACAACATTGGTTGTCAAGTTCAGGAATGCAAGTGGCTCCGCAAGAAACAGAAGTAGAAAGTTATATTATCGGTGGTATCAAACACGACATCGAAGAAGATACATTGAAAGATTTTAAATTATGACAAACTCTGTAATTTACAGTAAACCTAATTGTCCTTATTGCGTTCAAGCAAAAGCATTATTAGATAAAACCCAAATTCCATATAACGAAGTAGTAATAGGAAAAGATATAACAGTAGGTAAACTATTTGAAGAGTTTGAACTAAATGGAATGGCGCAACCGAAATCTGCTCCACAAATTATTTTACATGGTAAGTATATAGGAGGCTTTAAAGAACTCCAACAATATTACGAAGACTGTGAATTAGGAAGAAACGACACATAATGTTAATTGAAAAAACTTATAAAATTGATGATGTAGTTACTATCAAATTAAAGTCTGGTGAAGAACTAGTCGGCAAACTTGAAGCTGAAGATGATAAAGCTATTAAAGTTAATATGCCATTAACCCTTGTAGCAACTGGACAAAAGATAGGATTACAGCAGTTTCTATTTACAGCTGATGTAACTAAATCTTTTACTATTAAACACGATGCTATTACGTTAGTTGCCTTAACAAAACACGAGTTTGCTGAAGGCTATCTTAAACAAACAACTTCCATAATTACGCCACCAAAAGCCAGTATTATTACTTAATAAATACTAGTATGACAATACCAGTACATAGAATTACAGATAGTCGTGTCTGCGGCGCAGAGACTACCCCAGCAGGGAATAGTAATGTATTCGCTAACAACTTGCTAGTAGCAGTTAATGGCGATCCTAACTCACATGGTAACGGAGGGTTAATAGCCCACTCAAATGAAGTTTATGCTCATAATATTCTTACAGTAAATCATACTGCCGATAATGCTAATGCAGATGATATTGTTGTTCCGCCACATGACAATCCAGCAACTAGCCAAGGATCACCTAACGTATTCACAGGCGACCCAAATATACCTCCGCCAGTACCGATTCCAGCACCAGAAATTGAAAGAGCTGTAATTCATCTTAACAAATTTATTGCAACAAATGAAAGTGATGAAGGTGAACCAGCTGAACCAATAGATCCTGTATCAGCCGCGGAAATGAAACCAGATCACGTTGCAACTCCTGAGATATCAGTTGCTCCAGCACAAGAGATAGAAGAAGCACAAACACACGAAGATATATGTCATCCATTTGATGGTATACTAGATCAAATTTTATTAGAAGCTAAAAAAGGAGAGTGGTTGGAAAAAGGCCAAGTTTTTAATATGGGTAAATCAAGGAAACTTCCATACTTTGGCGCAGTTGGTGGAAAACACGTTTTTCAACAACCGGACGGAACTGCTGACACTGAGAAACAATATCAGAATGCAAAGATTTTAAAGATATGGGATGCCCTTGGAGGACTAAACGGTTCAGAGGTTTGGGAAACTGATCAACAACCATGGTGTATGGGTTTTGTTAATTGGGTTTTAAAAAATGCAGGATATAAGTTTCTTCAAAGTGCTACTGCAAAACATATACATAGAACAGCTGACTATGAATCGACAGAAATAAAAGACTTTAAAGACGCCAAGTGTGGAGATATAGCTTATTGGGATTTCTCACACGTAAGTTTTGTTTATTCTAATGATGTTGGTAAG